CTCAATGGTCAGCGTAAATGCCTCGATCCGTGCAAACTCCTCAAGTGCATCCTGAAGGACTGCACGTTTTTGGGATTCGGAAAGTCTGCCGAATGAATCCGGATACAACTGAGAAAGCTTGGCGTCGGCCTCTGCAAACGTGGTCGGAACTACATCGACAATCTCACCTTGCTGATTTTTGACTCGCTTGCCTCGTGCCGTGAAGGTTCCGTCATTAAATAGATCAATGACATTGCCACGGAACTGTTCTGTTTGTAGTCCGGTTTCAGCAACAACGGTTTTCATTGCTATGTTAAAAATCCGTTCTACCTCGGATTCCGGCAACAACTCAAATCCGTCTGCTTCTCTAACAATCTCAGTTGTTGGTGCTTCTTGAGATGTTTTATATTGTGGAATTATATTAACTGCCGGTTCTGCTTTACCTCTCAATGCACGGTTATATAAATCCTGGTCAGTGATTCCAGTTCTTGCACTGTATTCTTCAAAAGTTTCAGGTCTTGCTCCTGACTGTACTTTTACAACTTTTCCTGGTGTGACTTTTTCACGTTGCTTAAAAAACTGCTCCTTAAATGTTTCAAAATCCATGTCGGAGGTCAGTTCTTTTGTTAGCTTAGTTTCAAGCGCATTTTGCTGACCTACAATCTTTTGCGTTGCTGCATCGGCTGCTTCTTGTGTGTCATGGACTCCGCCAAGTGAATCGTAGAATTTTGGTTTTGTTTGTTGTTGTTGTTGTTGACTTCCGCCGTCTCCTCCGCCTTGGCTTTGTTTTTTTCTATTGTATGCCTGAATGACACGAGGATCTGTCTCAAACTGGATAGATTGATCGTTATGTTGCTCTGCCTCTTTTTCTATCCGGAATTTTGTTTTTGTGCCTTCTCCAGTGACAGTGGTCGCACTTGATCCATCATTGTTATTGTTGTTGTTATTGTTGTTATTGTTGTTGTTGTTGTTGTTGTTGTTTCCTCCGCCATTCTCTCCTGCCCCAGTATCACCTTGTTTGTCTCCTCCACCTCCGCCGGTAGTTCCACCTTGACCGTCAGATCCAAAATCATTGAGACTCGGCAAGTTCATGCCTTTGACATTGTGATAATCTAGTTCATCCGTGTTCATTGATGCCAATGCTTGCACCAATGGACCATTTCCAGATTGAAAACCTTGTTCCTGGTCTTGGTGTTTTAAATAGTTAAGCGCCTCGACTTCTGCATCTGTCAAAATGGCAAGCCTATGATCTTCGTCAATCCTGCCATCCTCTTTCTCATAGGTCCGAATGGGTCCGCCATTCATTCCTAATCCTTGCGTTCCAGGCAATGGTTTCCCAGATCCTCCAGCATTCTTCAGCATTTGTGCTTCTTGTGGATTGATTGCAGCAAGACCTTCACCTCGTTGCTGAAGCATTTCTGCCAACCGGCGGAGTTCCTCGTCGCTCAGTGGAGGCCGGTTTCCTCCGACACTAGGAAGTAAATTTGCAAAAGTATTCATGTCGATTTAGTCGCAGGAAGTTTAATCGGTGTGGATTTTAATCCGATTTCAAGCATTAGGTTGGTGATCGAGTAACTCTGACCTGGATCTGACGAGGTCGTGTCAAAAAACTGGAACCGTATCGAGTCGCATTTCTGGTTCTGCAATCCCATCCGAAACTGAAAAACTCCGTCGGAGGTTCCGCCGTAGACCACGGAGCCGTAGGTCGGATCATCTCCATACTCGGTGACGCCGGTTGCGCTGATAAAATTAAAGGAATGCTGCTCGTTGTAATACTGGCGGAAGTTATATGCGACTTTGGAAACCAGCGTGTGATTGGTCTTAAAGTCGCCTAGAAGCACGGCACGTCTGCACCTTTGAAATCCTTGAATGCTTGACGGTTTGATCCAGGCAGTTGTCAGTTTTAATTGAATGGAAGCATCAACATCTCGGTAGGTCGTTGGGTCTTCCTTGTAAACAAGTCCGCCGGTTGTTCTTAGATAGGTATAGGAACCATTTGCTTTCCACACCACGGCACCGGTTGCTGCATGATTCGTCCAGGTAGACCATTTGCCATAGAGTAGATTGTAAACAAGAGCAGATCCGCCGGAGGTTGTGAATCGAACCTGACCGGTGTCTTGCACTAGCACTGCACTAGTCACGGTCTCACTATTATAGGCTTCTACCGGTGCGCCGATGTATGTCGTTTGTAGACCTCTAGACAGGAGATAGATGCCTTTCTTGGACATAAACATGATGCCTTCCGGTGTCAGGACTACGGCATCAGAAGACAAGGCACCTACATCAGAGGTGACCAGTTGAGGTTCTGAGAAACTGTTTTGCTGACCGGCATCATTAGGTCCGTCGCCGGTGATGTAGAAGATTCTTTCCTCTTCAAAGATGATCAGCTTCTCATCCATCTCTTTCAGCGCCGTGACTTGATCGGCACGGTTCATCACGATCTGGAACACGTCTGAAAACTCAACCGGCTTCTTGGCCTGCCTCTTTTTCGAGTAATAAAGAATCTTTGGATTCTCTGATGAGACGGCAAACATTCGATTGTTAAAGGCGCCGACTACGGAGGTTGCCGGAGGAGCAATGTTGTCTACTACTCCGCCGTCCGTGTAGAGGATTTCCTGAGATGCTAGAGACGCAATGATAGCGCCGGTGTCGGTAAATGCGACAGTGTCTGCCGTGGCATCATTTGCAACGGAACCAACCTTGTAGAAGACGGTTCCAGCATCTGCCGTCCGGTAGACTTCGCATGTGACGGAAGGATGTTCTGTAATTCGCAAAGTCGGTATCGTGAGATTAACCGTCAGGTTAGAGGATGCCGTGGTTGCTGATACCGCAACTGATGGAGCAGATCGATGGATCTGGCCTCTTGCGTCCGTGGTCACATAGATGACTCGATACTGGTACACTCCTGCCGTCAGTGATCCTCCAGATGCTACGGCTGCACTGACATTCTCCGGAAACAAATGGAATCCGTGTTCGACAATATCCTGGGAGTCGTAGATTGATAAGAATCCACCGGCTATGTGTAGGTTCTCACCAAGCTCTTCTGCCAAAAATGAATCAGACTTCGTAAAATCGATGCTGGAAAATGACAGACCTTTGACCGAATAGAGATCATTTTCTGAACTGACAAGCCTTGTCTTGATCTGCAGAGGTACTTTGTAAATACCGGCATCGGCTGCTACGGCGCTGGACAAGGTTGAGTCTGCCAGGATTCCTCCGCCGACTGACGTGTGCATTTTTGCGACGACAAGACCAGAGTTGTCCATGAGGAAGTAGGTCGTCTGAAGATCACTTCCATGCACTGCAACCACATAGGTCTTTGCGTTGTAATAAAATGCTTTTGATGCCAGACCGACGGATCTTTTTAAAACAGACGCCGATCCAAGAGACGATGCGCTCACATCATAAGTTCGTGTTTTAACAAAATGGTTATAGTCTGCCGTCGCATTCATCTCATAAATGCAGACGATGTCGGTGCCGTCCGTGGACAGAGTTACACGAGGAATCACCGTGCTTCCGGATTCTATGGTCTCGGTGTCAACTGCCGTCAGGTCAAAGATCATCCTGGTCAGCTTCAGACCGACACTTCCTGCATCCGTTGAATAGGCAACAAAAATATCCTCGTCGTTGTTTGGATCTTTAAAAATGGCTAGTGAGTCTTTTGGATCTGACGAGATGGTTGCCGGTGAACTGTATCCATTTGCTGGACCTCCGACAGTTCCTTCAGAAGATATGTAAGCAACTTGGACTTGGCTGCTTGAATTACGATAGGCAAAAATGGCGTCCTTCTGGTTGTACTTTGCAACATCAAGTTGCTGACCAGATGTGGCTGCATTGGACGCCAATTGCACGGCAGAGGCAAAAATTGTTGGATCAGTATTGTCTAGTAGTCGAATGTCAATGTCGTCGTCAGAATCCTCCACATAAACCACACCGAGTCTGCCATCTAGTTCCACACACCTCGGCAATTTGCCGGTTGCAGATATGCTTGTATTGTTCTGAATCATGGCACCAGAGACCGCATCAACAACTGAGGCACGGACTCCGCCTTGTGTATCCTCCCACGCCGTCAAAAACAGACCGTTGCCATAAGCAACATCCGGCTGGCTTTGTTCAAAGTCATTGCGGATTAAATCCGTTGAGCCAATGGTGACCGACAAAGATCCACCTTTATCTATCCACTCATTTCGTCCGGAAGAATAGGAATATAGATTGGAATTAGAGAAAAGCAGAAGCTCATCCTGAAAACGTGTAAGTGCGTCGCCGGATGAGATCGTTGATCCGCCTGAAATCTGCCTGCCTAGTTTAGAATAGCCTTTGCGTTTTGTGATTGTACTGCCGGAAGTAAATACACCGTTTTCAAGCTCAGTCAATGAACTTGGAAGGACCATTTTTTGATCCGTCTTGGTGTCAATTCCTCCGCTTAAATCAACCGGAACAAACGCTTTTTCTAAAGCCATTGCTATTTTTTATTCGCAACTTTTAATTCAGGCTTTTGCTCTTCTTGTTGTTGAATTAATAAAATCTCTTCCATACCGAGAAGCCGGTGCAACCGTGCTTCTATTTGTGGCACTTTTGCCAGTTCATTTTTTGTCTGATTTATTTCTTTTTGGATCTCTTCAAGTGTCATTTATGCTCCTTCTAGTGCAGTTACTTTTGCTGAGAGTTCTTTAACTGCTTCGACTAAAATTGGGATAAGCCCAGACATAGTAACAGATTTAGAGTACTCATCCGTTTCTCCTTTTTCATTACTTAACGCACCATCTTCATCAACTTTTAAATTCCCATCTTTATCAAATACTCTAATGCCAGTATCATTATTTACTAACTCTGGAAGTATCGACTCAACTTCTTGTGCGATTAAACCATAATTAGTGCCACTTGGCATTGACGCTTCCTCTTTCCAATTAAAGGTTCGTCCTTTAACTGCTTTAATCTTCTCAAGTGCATCAGTTACAGGTTTTATATTTTCTTTTAGTCGTTCATCTGAAATATCTGCTGAACCTGATCCTGAAAAAGTCCCATCGTGTGAAATAGAAAATCTTACTGCTAAAGTTCCAGACTCGTTTCTATTTCTCCAATTTAGTTTAGCACCATCATTATTTCCCCCGCTTTTAGCACAAGTAAACTCGCCAACTAAAGCGTCTGATCGTCCAGTATTACGAAACACTACTGAACCAATACCATAATCGTTAACGATAGTGTCTCCTGTCAACATAAGTTGAGCCATTGTGCCGTCATGGACACCATTCTTTTTACTCTCAACTTTTAAAACAGTTGAACCGCCCACACTTTCTTCCGATGCTACATGAAGTGGGTAGTCTGGTGATGTTTCTCCGACACCAAGTTTTCCACCATTAAAATAGCTGTCACCATTAGCATGTAATCGAACTTTTTCTGCATTACCAGAATACATCTGCTGAATAGCAGTCTGGCTAGTAGTTTCACCTAATTGAAATAATCTATTGGTGTTTGAATTCGCCTCAATACTAATGCCACCATCGTTTGCATTATCTGCTTTACTTTTTACATCCAATTTTGCTGCAGGAGTTTTGCCAATCCCAACATTTCCAGACTCCGTCATTATTATTCTTGCATTACTCGATAAGTCAGCATAAGAATTTGCAATGACGAAATTATCGGAATCGGAGTTATCCATTCCCATAGACCAATTCGTATTCCGATTATTGAAAATGACCATCGGATCACCAGCGGAAGATCCGCCAACAGAAACAAATAATGCGGAATGCGATGCCGCATTGGTGTTGTCTTCATTATCAATCTTTAAAGTAGTCTGCGTCCCTGCTGTATTTTGTTGAACTTCAACGAGTTCACTAGGTGCTGCTGTTCCTATTCCAATCCGATTATTTGAGGCATCGATTGACAACGTGTTACTGTCAAAATTTAAGGCATCGACTGCACCGTTTAAAGTTACGTCAACCGTCTGATTAGATAGGTCTAAAACTCCTGCATTAAGGTTGATGGCAACTCCACTACTGATCGTTAGATCAGTATTATCAGATTCTATTTTTTCTCCGCCATCACCTAATACTAAACCAACATTTACTGGTATCACTACATCAGTAGTTGCGCTTAGATTTAATAGAGCAGAAGAACTAATTGTTAAATCCGTCCCGTCTCCTTCTATTTTTTCCCCGTCATCTCCAAAAACTAAACCAACATTATTTGGAAGATTTACGTCTGAAGTTGC